GTTGAAAAAAATCAATTTGAATTTAATAAAAAACTAAAGGAAAAAAATGAAAGAAAAAACGGTTAACATAAAAAATTTTATAGGTGTCTATGATAATTATATTACTGAGCAAGAATGCAATAAAGCAATTAAATTATATGAAGATCAAAATAAATTTAATAATACAATTAATAGAATAGGTTTTGAAAAAGCATCTGTATTACAAAAACAAGATCAACAATATTTTGCAATGCCAGATAATATAAATGTATGGTGGGAAAGTTTAAAACCCATGATGGTAAACTTTGATTTGGCCTGGAATCATTATATAAAAAACGTAGGTGCAGATGACGCTTATGGAGTTCCTTTTCATTTTACAGATTTAAAGATACAAAAAACATTACCTACAGAGGGTTATCATGTTTGGCATATAGAGCACGGTAAAGGTTATGAAAATGAACCAAGGGCTTTCGTTTTTTCTATATATTTAAATGATGTAGAAGAAGGGGGAGAAACAGAATTTTTACATTTTTCAAAAAGAGTAAAACCTAAAACAGGTAGAATAGTTATTTGGCCTGCTGGTTTTCCATATGTTCATAGAGGTAATTCACCTTTATCTGGTGAAAAATATATTTTAACTTCTTGGATGATGTTAAGATAATTATGAAGAATAAGACGTAGGTCTTGAACCTTTTTCAGATTCGTCTCGAGTATCCCCATCCCAATTAGCTTGTAACTTAGATAAATGAGCTGCATCCCATCTGTCAGCAAATTGTTGAATATCGATTCCTTTGTCCGCTAAAGAACAATGAGGAGTTTCGTCTCTATGTTCTACTTCATCTGAAGAATTAGAAGTACCTGCTTGAATAGCCCAAATGTTTTGAAAATCAGTGGTTGCCCAAAAAGCATCATCTGAAATAACATATCCAATACCTTCAGAAGCTCCCTCTGCAAAATTTTTAATTATGCATTTATCTTCAAATACTATTGTCCACTTTCCTTGACTTGCCATTTTTTCTCCTAAGTTTTAATTATATAAATTACTGTTAAATAAGGTTGTAAAACTGATGTTGCATCTCCACTAAAGTTTGCACTCATGTTATGTGAGTGACCACCACCAGATCCTGTGTTACCGGTATTTGCAGTTTGGTTAGCTTGTCTACCTGGAGTAATAGCACCACCCGGTGGGTTTTGCCCTGTTGGAAAAGGATGTGAGTGAGAAGCAAGTTGTGATGCTGATAAAGAAGCGTTTGCTGTCGAACCACCAACGTTTCCAGTTGAAGTAACTGTGTTTGCTCCGCCAGTTGAAGCTAAAGCTTTGTTATTTGATTTTCCAACTGCTACGTTGTCAGATAAATTTGGTACGTTAAAAGTAGATGAACCGTCTCCAGTTCCGTAAGTTGTAGCTACGATTGCAAATAGTGCAGAATAAGTTGATCTTGAAACTGCTTGACCATTACATTCTAAAAATCCTGTTGGCACTGAAGCAGAAGACCACGGCACAATAGTCGCTGTAGGAATTCCCTCGATACCTGTAAGGTTTGCTCCATCAAAATCGTATTTAGTTGCTTCGTAATTTGACATATTATTTCTCCGTGTAAGTCCATCCTGTTGTAGCGTCGCCTGAATATACTAATCCAAAAGCTGCACCTTGTGTATTAACCACAAGATCAGATGCTGCGTTAGCTATATTAGAAGAGTTTCTACCAACAGTCAATGCGTTAGTATTGAAATCATAACCTTGATCTACAAAATGTACTTCATCCCCTGTAGCAGGTGAGGCTGGTAGCGTCACTGTCACTGCTCCACCATTTGTATTTACTAAAAGTTTAGCACCAGCTTGAACTGTTTCTGCTGCTGATACTGCTCTCCAGTTTCTTTGTTCATGAAGTTTTACAATATTTGTTCCATCAGAATATAATGTGTAATTATTTCCTTCACATAATAATACACCTGTTCCAGATGCAGTTTTAAAAGTTAAAGTGTTACCAGCGTGATCACATGCATCTTGTACCTGGTAAGTTTTTTCAATTGAGTTTGGAATACTAACAGTAAGGTTAGAGGCTAAAGTTCCTGTTAATTTAATAACATCATTTTTACCATTAGATACTGCACCATTAGTAAAAGTTAAAGATCTAGCAGCGTTAGTTATATTGAAAGTAGTAAAACCACCAATCGCTTGTTCTAGAATTAAAAGGTTAGTGTTTGTAATTTGTCCCCAAGTTCCTGAGTTTTCCCCAGTTGCTTGTACTGTAAGTTTTAAATTTGCTGATGTTGAATTCGCCATATTAAATTCCTTATATCGTTTATTTTATTAAAATAAAGAGAAAGTGTCAAACTCTTTATGCAACGACTTCCCTCCATCCAGGAGGATCTATTGGAGCAGAACCTGTATTTACTTCGTTCCAGATAAGAGCATTACCACTTCCTACTGTTGTAGTCAACCCAAAACCATTGAAAGTTGCATTAACATCTGTAAATGCAGTTGGAGAAGCAACTCTTGCTAATAAAGGGTTTCCAGTGACATTTACTTGTTGATTTAAGTCTATTGTCTCATTACCTAAAGCAGCAGACATTGCTATACCTGTTACAGTTGGTGCAACATCCCCTTGCATTCCAAGAGTTCCTAAAGCACCTATCATGAAGTTTCCAGTTACAGCTGCATCAGGTGCAGGATCAACAACACCTAAGGTTAATTGAGCTACATTTAAAGTATTAGCAACAATAGTTGCATCACCAGTAATTTCTGTTGGAGTTCCTAAAGCTGCAGTCATTGCAATTCCAGAAACATTTACTTGAACAGAACTACCCGCATCACCCCAATCATTTATTGACCAACCAAGTCTACCCCAGCCTTCATTATTAAATGCCTCTACTGTACCAAGACTTGCAACAACCGCGTCACCTACTGCCATTGCATCAGGACCAGCATCTACTGTTCCTAAACTGTTTGTAAGTGGGAAACCTGTTGGTGTAACTTCCGCTAAACCAGTGGCTGTTACGCTTCCTAAACCTAAAGATAATAATTGATTGTTATTTGTAGATGGACCTGTATTAGCGTCAGCTGTTGTAGTAACAGTTCCTAAACTAAATGATGCGGAAATTCCTGTGGGAATAGTTGTGCCGGCAATCCCCCAACCTTGAAGACCCCATTCTTGTCTACCCCAACCTAGATTAATTTCTGTTGAGCTTGACTCGTCTCCGAGAGCTGCAGACATACCAAACCCTGTAGGGATAACGGTTGGATTTGCATTATCTCCCCATTGGTTTTGACCCCAAGAGCCAGTATTCCAAGTTCCTGATGCCATAGGAGGTTACCTCCTATTTAACCAGAGATTCTTAAAATCGCTGCTGTTGATGTTGGTGCTGGAAACTGAACTGTAAACGTACCTGAAGTAGCTGTTTTATCTGCTCCGAAATCTAAAACACAAACTGCAGAGTTAGTAGTCGCAGATGATGTGTTGTAAATTAAAGCTCCTCTTGCTGTCAACGTAACGTTTTGAAACGACAGGTCAGCAAAATCTGCTCTTGCAACACCTGCTGTCAAAGAAGTAGGATTGTTTACAAGTGCTCCACCACCAGATGTGTAGTTTGATGAAGTAACTTCGTTACCTGTTGTGAATGAAGTTGTTGATGAGTTAAGAGTAGCTGAAGAAGTATAAAGAGCTAACTTATATTTATCACCACCAGTTTGTTTAAAGTTTGAATCACCTTCTAGTAGTAACTTTTTAAAGTTGTTTGCAATTGCTTGTGTTATAGCCATAATTTATTCTCCTATTTACCTATACGAGGAACACCACTTTGATATTCGTCTCGTCTTCTTCTTCCCATTTGTTCAATAGAGAAGCCTTCTACCACTTGTTTATACTTTTGTTCGTATAATTGCAAGAGGTCTTGTGGCCCTTTTAGAAAACCATAAGCCTCGACAAGGCATGCATATAGAAGTCCATTGGGAAAATTTGTACTTATATATGTTGTTGTATTTGTACTCGATAATCCGGGATCTTTCAAGATATAATTTAACTGAATTATATAAGTTTGATCAGGTGTAGGAGCTACAATAATTCTATTTTTGTCCCACCAACTATAATATTTTGGTACACCGGTTACAGCAGTTGGATTAAATTCAGACATAAAACTAGTATCTCTCCATTGTAAAAAATCTCTTTCTTGATTAGTATTTCCATCAGCTAACTCAGAGTCTACAATTTGAGCAGACCTAATAACCAAAGCATCTGTAGGAGTGTCAATAAATCTAGTTGAGGCTATTAAATTAGCAGTAGCATATCTTCTGTTATTATCAGAATCTATATCTCTAAATATTCTAAATTCAGCATCATTGATAACACCATTTAAAATAGTGTCAGATAATACTGTTGATCCAACTTCTGTATAGTCTCTAATCTTTTGTAATAATTCTGCGTATGTCATCCTTGTTTAGTATCCAGCGGTCCAGCTAAAACTTGAATACCTCCTCCTGTTTCTGTACTCGAAGCATTTGAAACCAAGTTAAACGTATAACTATTTTCTAAAGTTATTGTAGAAGGTTGGCCTGCTTGTTGTTGAGTTGTTTGTATCATAGTTATTG